GGCGGTGCTCGACCGCACTGCCGCCAAGGTGATCGCTTTCTCGATGCAGAAAGCCGCGCGACGGGCCGGTGCCACGTTGGTCGTCGCCACAACCCACACCGACATGGTGGAAGACCTGTACCCCGATCTGGTGGTGGAGAAGCGCTTTCGGGAGAAGGTGCGGGTCGAAGCCTTCGAGCGCGCCGCGGAAACCGCCGACACCGCTGTCTGCAGCCGGGACGAAATCAACGAACTGCTCCTGAAAGGTGTTTGAAATGAAATTTGCCGAACTTCAAGCCGCTGATTACAAGTCAATCACGGTGGCGCTCTTCTACAGCCCTGAATGCTCCGTGTGCGCGGTGTTGCGCCCAAAGCTGACTGAGGTCTGCAAGCGCCTCGGTGTCCGCCTGGAGGAATTCAACGCTTACGCCGAGAAGAACGCGGCTGCAGAACATGGCGTCAGGGTTGTGCCAACTGTCCTGACTGTCCACAAGGGCGTGGTCAAGCGGATCTTCATCGGTATCCCACAAAACATTTCCGAGCGCCTGGTGGCTGCCGGCGTGATCGAAAAATGAGAGAACTCATCCTCGAAACCACGGAAGTCCGGGTGTCACGCAACCCCGCGGCGCGCCATGAACTGTCGCTCCTGAAGCACATTTACGTGGAGTGGGGCACCAAAGCGGACTGGGACGCACTGTGCGAGCTTCACTACAAGGGACACAGCCTGGCGGCCGGCAGTCGCTTCATGTCGTGCATGCTGCGTGAGCCTGGCGAGGTGCCGCGGCTGATCGGGGTCATGGTGTTCTGCAATCCGCAGGTGCACAGCAAGGGCCGCAATCAGGTGTTCCCTCACTTGAAGCCCAACTCCAATGGACGCGACAACAAGCTGGTCAACCAGGCTCGCATGTCGTGGGTCAACAAAAATCTGTCATGGAACAACCGTACAGTGCTGGACACGATGTACCGCTCTGCAGGCATCGCCTATCGCTTCAAGAACCTGGCTTACCGGATGTATTGCGCACGCTATGGTCGCCGCTTCGTGGAGAGTGTGAGTTCAATGGGCCGCTTCAATCCGTTCTCGATCAAGACTGGCATGAAGTTCGTCAAACCCAAGACGGCGGCCGCACTGGAGCCGGGCTTACGTTTCTTTTCCCAGCACTTCAAGAGCGATCCGAGCGACATTGTGGCGATCCAGGAAGAGTTCAGGGCAATCCCGGCAGCGGAACGCGAGTTCTTTGATCGTCGGCTGCGTGAGTTCTATTACCGCTGGAGTTCCATGGAAAAATCTGGCGATAAGCGGGATTTAGGCATGACTCGTGTGAACGGATTGTCGATTGACCACGTTCTGAAAGAGGTTATGCAGTTAGTATTCTCCGCTACGGTTTACTGGGTCTGGTCTGCGGTGGACGCCCAAGAGTTACCACAGAGCATGCCAGTGACCGCTTTCGACGAGCAGGGGCCAAATGAGCCTCTTAAACGCACCTGGATGGCAAGGGAGGCCACATGCACGGAATGACCAAGTACCAGTCTGAACTGGTAATCCGCATCGCGGAGATCAAAAAGCAAACCGGGAAGCTGGCCGACTTTGACCAGATTCTCGAAACACTGTCCTGGAAACCCAGTAAACACAGTGCGCAGTTCACGATCCGGGCAGTCATCGCAAAAGGATTCGTGAAAAAGACGCCTCTGGAGCTGAGAAGAGGGCGGACGCGGGTGTGCTACGAGTTGACAACTGCCGGCAGCCTGGCTCTTGACCCTCGTTTGGCGGAACCTGGAGTCCTCAGACCGGAAGTTGAAAGCCTGGTGTCGGAACCGGAAAGTTCTCTCCGGGAGTTAGATTTCTCCGATCCGGGAGTTCCAGAACTTGATAAATTTGTTCTTGAAGAGCTGGAAAACGAGTAAAAATTGTCGTGAAACATTCCGTGAAACAATTTTCTCTCATTCCGGGGCTAAGTCTATGATTTATAAGGGAAAAATGACTCTGTAGCATAAAGTGCTGCTTCCCATATAAACACACTTTTTCAATACCTAACTTAAAGAATAATAACGTCAAATGATCAATTGGGAAAAATTTCAAGGAATGAAAGCGGCCACTAATTTTGTCAGGTCGGATAAGTCAGCAATGATTGACTTAATCCCGGCATGCCACGACAATGCGGTCAAGACAACAAGGCAACTCGTTCTCCCAAACCGGCGGGCACTGACCCGCCACTTTTTTCTCTGAAACAGCATGACTGAAGAATCCAAACCGGCAGTCAAGAAGTCTGCCCGAGCCAAGAACCTGACAACGGCGCAGAAAGCTGAAGCCGTTGCACTGTGGAGAACTGGCACCGTCACGCTAGAAGACCTGGCAAAGAAGTTCAAGAAGCGCCCGGAAGCCTTTTCCCGCATGTTCTCCCGGATGGGGGTGGGAAAGGGTTCATCCGACGACATAAAGGCCAGAGCAAAGAAGATCGAGGAAGATGCGCTGGTTAAGGCGGTCTCCAGCGTCAGCGAAACCCTCAAGCGCATCAACGATACCAAGGAGGATCATTTTCGCTACTCCGCCGGCTTGTCCAAGCTCGCGTGGTCGGAGCTGGTACGCGCACGCCAGGCAGGACTGGACATTGCCGGGCTGAAAGACCTGATGGCAACCCTCAAGCTGGCAGGTGATGTGTTTGCCGGCACGCGCAAGGAAATCTTCACCATCCTGAACGTCGAGAAGCATGAGCGTGCCGAAGAATTCGACGACTTGCCGGAACTCACCGTGCGGGAACTCACGCAGTCTGAGATCGGACAGCTCCAAACCCAGATCGCCGATACAGACGATATGGGGCTTGGTGATGACGTGGGCGCAGAGATGATGCCCGACGACACCGAGGAAGGGCTGTAAGTGCTCTTAGCGCCCGCCAAAGACGAATTTGAGGTGACCCCCTCACCCGTTGCGCTCGCTGCAGCCCTTGCAGTCGCAACGGACGAGATTCGGGAGCAGTTCAGACCGCCTGCGAACACCTTGTTTCTGCACCCCAAGCAGATGGAGGTGTATCACAGTCCGCACCGCTTCAAGGTAGTGGTGGCTGGCCGCCGGTGGGGGAAGTCCCAGTTGGCAAAGATCAGCCTCATCAAGTTCTCCAGGAAGAAGCGGCGCCTGATCTGGTACGTGGCGCCTTCGTATCGAATGGCACGCCAGATCATGTGGCCGGAGCTGGTGGAGGCAATCCCGCGCGCCTGGGTGCGGAAGTACAACGAAACGATTCTGACGATCACGCTGGTCAACGGTTCCCGGATCGAACTCAAAGGCGCTGACTCACCCGACTCGCTGCGCGGTGTCGGTGTGCATTACCTTGTCATGGATGAAGTACAGGACATTGACCCAGATGCCTGGAAGAAGGTGCTGCGCCCAACCCTGGCGTCAACCGGCGGCCATGCGCTGTTCATCGGAACACCCAAGGCATACAACTTTTTGCATGAACTCTGGACTCAGGGCCAGAAGACAAGCGCGAAAGCATGGGCGAGCTGGCAGTTCCCAACCATCACCTCGCCGTTCATCCCGGCCGAAGAAATTGAAGCCGCGCGCTCCGATATGGACGAGAAGTCGTTCAAGCAGGAGTTCGAGGCCAGCTTTGAAACCATGTCCGGGCGGGTGTACTACCCATTTGACCGGAAGGTGCACTGCAAGGAACTGGCATTTGACCCGCTGCTGCCAATCTGGATCGGGCAGGATTTCAACATCGACCCGATGAGTTCTGTCGTCTTCCAGAAGCAGAAGAATGGCGAGTTGTGGGCGGTGGACGAGATTTGTCTGATGAACTCCAACACCCAGGAGCTTTGCGACGAGCTGGAGCGCCGGTATTGGCGCTACCTGGAACAGATCATCATCTATCCCGATCCGGCCGGCGCCTACCGCGGCCACCAGCGCGGTGAGTCCGACTTGGACATTTTCAGACAGCGCGGTTTCAAGAAGCAGAAGTACCGCAGGAAGCACCCGCCGGTGGCAGACCGGGTGAATGCGGTGAACCGCCTACTGCGCGCCGCGGACGGCACCATCAAACTCTACGTGGACCCGCGCTGCAAGAAATTCATCGAAGCACTGGAGCAGACCCTCTACGTGCCAGGCGGCCGCGAGGTGGACAAGAAAGCGGGCGTTGAGCACGCTGCGGACGCCGGCGGCTACTGCATCGAGTTTGAGTACCCGGTTCGGAAGATCGAAATTCTGGGCGTTTCAATTTAACTTGCAAGTAAGTCAAGCCTGACTTATCATATCGACCTACTTATACGAAGCCATGTCTGACAAACTCACACTACTGATCGAAGGCCGCCACCCCGAATACAAAGAGCGGGTGAAGCACTGGGAGTTCCTTGAGGACACCTACGAAGGCGGTCGCGAGTGGTTCAAGGATCACATTTTTCAGTTCGTCAAAGAAGGCAAGAGCGAATTCGAGTCGCGCCTGAAACGGGCGTATCGTTTTAACCACACCAAGCAGGTTGTGGATCAGATCGACAAGTACCTGTTCAAGATGCCTGTGGCGCGCAAGGAAGAAGACGCAGACGATTTCATCAAACGCTTCTGGGAACGCTCCACGCTGACTGGCCTGGACATTGATACCTTCGCCAAGCGGATCTCAAACGCAACCAGCCAGTACGGTCGCGTGTACATCGTGGTGGACTCGAACGTGGACGCCGCAAACATCAAGACCGTCAAGGACGAAAAAGACGCCAACGGCCAGATTTACTCCTACATTGTGCGTCCCCAGGACATGCTGGACATGTCCTACGACGAAATGGGTGAGTTCAATTGGGCAATGGTGCGCGAGTTTTCGCGTGACGATGACAACCCACTTGAATCCAGCAAGAAGATGCGCGAGCGCTACCGTCTGTGGACTCGCGACGGCTGGACGCTGTACGAGTTGCAAATCAAGCGTGGCCGCAAGAACTACGTCCAGATCGACAAGGGCGAGCACAAGCTGGGCATTGTGCCGATCATCCACGCCGACCACGTGTTCTCGGAAGAGCAGTTCGAGGCACCCGGCCTGATCGACGACATTGCGTACTTGGACCGCGCCGTTGCCAATTACCTGTCCAACCTGGATGCCATCATTCAGGATCAGACCTTCAGTCAACTGGCAATGCCAGCGCAGGGCGTTCTGCCAGGCGAAGAGGGCTACGACAAGCTGGTTGAAATGAGCACCAAGCGGGTGTTCCTGTACAACGGCGAGGCGGGCAGCGCCCCGTTCTACCTCAGTCCTGACCCTAAGCAGGCTGAACTCATTCTGGCGGCCATCAGCAAGATCATCAACGAGATTTATCACTCAGTGGGTCTGTCCGGTGAGCGCACCCAGAGCAACTCAGGCGGTTCGGACGGCGCGGCCTCCGGGGTCGCCAAAAGCTACGACTTTGAGCGGATCAATTCGCTGCTGACCTCCAAGGCCAAGGCGATTGAAATGACCGAGCGTCAGATCATTCGTATGGTGGCTCTGTATGCGGGCAAGTCTGAATCGCTTGACGCTGACGAACTGATTGAGTACCCCAAGGAATTCGACGTGCGCAGCGTTTATGACGAGTTTGAGATCGCCGCGCGCTTGAGCTTACTCGCTGCCCCAGATTTGGTGCGGCGCGAGCAGATGAAGACGGTGATTGACAAGCTGTTCCCGGCAATGTCAGACGCCACAGAAAAACTGATGGAAGACGCCTTGAAAGACTGGCCGCCGGAGTTGATTGCTTCCGCTGTTGGTTTGGGCGCTCCAAAAGAACAAGGTTCCGGTGCGAGCAACCCGATCAAGGCTGCCAACACCCAACGTGTTGCCAAGGAATTGGCAGCATAACCGCGACTCAAGAGATCGAGCCGCACAACTGTAACTAAGACCGAGAGACTGGTCACAAGGAAGAAAGATGCCACAACACATTCAACAACTGATGAAACTTCACAAGTTCCAAGACGCCGCCGGTGAACACGGTTCGGCCGCAGGTAGTGGTGGTGCAAGCGATTCCGCAGCAAAAGTTGCTGCTGATGCCGCTGCTGTTGCCGCTGCGAAAACTGTTGCCGACGCCGCCGCTGTTGCTACGGCAAAAGCCGCCGAGGATAAAGCTGCCGCTGATTTGGCCGCTGGTCTGTCGGGTCAAGCCGGGAAACCGTCTGACTCTGAAGCCAAGCTACTCAAAGACGTGATGAAGCAAAAAGCCCGTGCGCAGGAGCTTGAGGCTCAACTCTCTCAAGTGACCGAGAAGTTAAAGCCGTTTGAAGGTCTCGACGCTGTGCAAATCAAGGCAATGCTTGATGAGCAAGCGGAAGCTGAACGCAAACGCCTGGAAAAAGCTGGTGACTACGACCGCCTGACAAAACAGATGGCCGAACGTCACGCGCAAGAGAAAACTGTATTGGAGCAAGCCGCTGCTGAAGAGTCGCGCGCCAAAGCTGCACTGCAGGGTCAGATCGCCGAATTGACAGTGGGCAACTCGTTTGCCTCATCGAAGTTCGTGCAGGATGACTTGACCCTGACGGTAAATAAGGCGCGAGTGGTCTATGGGGCGCATTTTGAGTACAAGGACGGCCAGGTCGTCGGTTTCGATAAACCAGTTGGCGCGAAAGATCGCACCGTGCTGGTGAACGCATCCGGTGATCCACTGAACTTCGATGCAGCGCTCCGTCAGATTGTGGACGCGGACCCGGATCGTGACGCCCTCATTCGTTCAAAGATGAAGAGTGGTGCGGCTAGTTCAACTAGCGTAAAGGGAGCTAAGAAAGCTGGCGAACAGCAAGAAGCGCAACTCAGTAGCGTGGATCGCATCGCAGCCGGCCTCAAGGCTCTTGCAAAAGCAAATCAACAGTAATAGAATCAGTCATCACTGACTGAGTGAAACACATAAGGAAACAAAATGGCACTGCTCCGCGCTGAAGCCGAGAAACTGTCCAACAACATGTTGGTGCAGGGTCTTGTCGAAGAAATCATCACCGTCAACGAAATGTTTGACATTCTGCCTTTCGCGCAAGTGAACGGCAAAGCGTACCTGTACAAGCGCGAAAACGTGCTGCCTACCGTGACGTTCCTCGACCCTAACGATGCCGTTACCGAAGATGCTGCTACCTTCACGGAAGTGATGACCAAGCTGCGTATCTTGGCTGGTGACGTGGACGTTGACAAATTCTTGAACGAAACCATGTCTGACACCGACAGCCAACTGGCAACCCAGTTGAGCCTGAAAGTGAAAGCAATGGCCCGTAAGTTCCAAGACGCTACTGTCAACGGCGACTCTGTTGCTGACATTAAGAGCTTCGACGGCATGGCTAAGTTGTGCGTTGCTGGTCAAACGACCCCCATCGCCACCAACGGCGGCGCCTTGACTCTGACTGCTCTGGATCAGTTGATCGACAGCGTTCCGAACAAGCCTGACTTCTTGGTAATGCGCCGTGGTACTCGCCGCGCTTACGTCGCTCTGTTGCGCGCCGCAAACGGTAACAACGGTTCGATGTTCCAGCATCCCAATTTCAGCGTGCCTGTGCTTCAGCACAACGGCGTGCCGATCTTGATGAATGACTGGCTGCCTTCTAACGAAGTTTGCGGCACTTCCGGCGCTGTGACTGCTTCCGTTTACGCTGTTCGCGCAAACGAAATGGACGGTCTGCACGGTTTGTACGGTGGCGACTCTGCTGGTATCCGTGTTGAAAACATCGGCACCGTGCAGAACAAAGACGCAATCCGTACTCGCGTGAAGTGGTACTGCGGCTTGGCTCTCAAGTCCACCAAATCCCTGGCTCGCTTGAGCGGCATCACCAACGTCTAATCAACGTGGTAAGTCATGGGTGACTGAACAATGGGGGCTTCGGCCCCCATTTTTCCTACAACTTTTCAAAATGGGAACGAAATGAAAATCAAGGTTACACAAGCAGGCTGGGCAGGTTACACCGGCCACCTCGGTCAGACTGAATTTCTGGATGGCGTGTCTGTTGACGATGTGAGTTCGGCTGATGCCGCATTCCTGGCAGGCATCGTGTCCATCGAAGAGGTCGGCACTGGCCGCAACCCTTCAAGCGCGCAGTCCTACCTGGACAACAAAAATGAAGAAGCAAAGCTGGAAGCTCCTGCTCTTGAAGCGGCTGTTGTTGTTGTTCCACAACACACGAAAGAAGAACTTGAGGCCGTTGCTGATGAGTCCGGCATCAAGGGCATTCGTGAGATTGCAGAACCGCTCGGCATCAAAGGCAACTCAATCGTAGAAATCATCGAGCGGATCATGGTGGTCGAGTCCGGCCGCGCGCTCGCCAAAGACTAAGGGGCAGATAAATGGGCATGCAGAACTTCAAACCCGGCAGCGACGTTCCAGTCACCTTCGTCATGTCTGACGAGGCGGGCAATGTTCTCACGCCCACTCAACTGCGCTGGCGAGTCCTGGATGAAACCGAGACAGTGACTCAAGACTGGACCGCCATCACGCCGCTGCCGAGCGTATCGGACGTGGTGGTCACGGTTCCCGCATCCCTCACGATACTGACAGCCCCGGCACTGCGTGGGATTCGCACCGTCGAGCTGGAAATCACTACCAGCTCCGGCGCCACGGTCTTCATGTCGGAAGTGATCATGCTGCAAGGGGTCACAGCCCTGTCGTTTGGCATCAACACCTTCCAGACCTACTCCCAGGCGCTTCTGCTCACTGAGGACATGATTGACGAGCACGTGGCAGGATGGTCTCCCTCGTCCCGCGAGACCCGCGAGAAGGCGTTGATCGAGTCCTACAAGCGAATCATGCAACTGCCCATCGGCATGCACTTTGATGACCAGCAGAGCATGCTTCAAATCGACACCCAATTCCTGCAGAACTATGGCCCGCTGATGCTGCGCTACATGACCCCGGCGCAAATGCTGGGCATCTACAAGCCCATGATGAAGGCACTGCAGCTCGCGCAAGCTACCGAAGCCACTGAGATTCTGAACGGCGACCCGGTAATGGCAGCGCGCAAGGCCGGAATTCTGTCGCAGACCGTAGGCGAGTCGAGTCAGTTCTTCCGTCCCTACAAACCGCTGGAGCTGGCCGTCAGCACCCGCACGATCAACATCCTGCAACGCTGGGTCCGCTTCAACATGAAGATCGGACACGCAGCATGATCATCCCAACGCTATCCATCACACGTCAGGCAACATCCGGGACGGACGTGTACGGTCAGCCCGTGCTTGGTCAGGTGTACAAGGAGCGTGTGGCGCCTGTGAAGCTGATTTTCAAGACAGCCCACACCACCGTCCGTACCGACTCTGCCGCATCAAAGGGCAGGGCGTATGAAGAAATTGATAACGTCATTTTTCTGTCCCTGCCGACTAGCCAGATCGCGATCAACGATGTGGTGACGGTATTGGGACACAAGGTGCGTGTGGACAGCGTACACCCGCGCATTCGCGTCAACGGAACCCTGGATCACATCGAAGTTCACTGCGTTGGCTGGAAGTAAGCATGTTTCGCGTCAAGTTCAATGCGGCGCAGCTCGAAGCCAGTCTTCAGAACCTGGCAGACATGGCGGCCAAGAACGCAAGCGAGACCTTGCGCAAGACCGCCATTCGCATCCGTGACCTAGCGCGTGAGTACGCCCCGGTGGACACTGGCCTGCTTGAGAGCAACATTGAATACGCCGCCTTCAAGGATGAGCGTCGCCGCAATGTGTTCGTGGTGTACATCAACCTGGATGCAGTGAACGAGAAAAGTCACAAGGACTTGGGTGACTACGCCTGGATCATGGAAGAAGAGCTGCATCCATTTGGGCGTCAAAAGAGTCGCCTTTACTTCAAGCTCGGCAAAAAGTCAGCCCTAAAAGCAGCGTCCGGGCGCAAGGTAGGCGGGCGCTTCCTGTCGCGCGCGATCCAGGAGGGTACAAAACAAATGGTGGCAGAGGCCACCGCAGCGGTCAGCCGCACCTTGAGTGGCAACCGCATGGTCGCAATGAACTACCAACGAGAAATAGGAGGTAATGAATGAACCTAGAAGAAGTGGCACTTTTGCTTGAAAACAAGGGCCAAGGCATCAGAGGGGAGAGCATCTTCCTGAACGAAATGCCCGACACATGCAAGCGCGGCATTCAGCTAATGACACGAATCGGCGCCCGGATTGACCATGAGCTTATCGGTTACTTTGACACCGAGTTCATGGTGATTGTTCGCTCCACGGAATACAAGGATGGCTACGACCTGGCAGTCGCGGTATCCAAAGCACTGACGATCTACCAGCCGATCATGACCGACACGATGGAGATCAAACAGATTCTTCCAGTCGCTACGCCACGCAGCTACCGGCGTCAGGTGTCTGGTTTCTGGGAATTTGAGTTCGACGTGAATATGTTCAGCGCCGACCTGTAAGTGGATTGACTTGCAAGCGCTTGACAAGGCGACTAGAATCAGTCACCCATGACTGATCATAAACAGCATTAACAAGGAAACAAAATGGCATCTAGTACCAAAAACGTAAAACTCGGCGTTTGCCGCGTTTACATCGAAGGCGCTGACATGGGCTTGACCCAAGGCGGCGTTGAAGTAGCTGTAAGCACTGAGACCCATAAGGTCAACGTGGACCAATACGGCAAAACCGCAATCAATGAACTCGTCATGGGTCGCTCGCTGACCGTGAAAGTGCCATTGGCCGAAACCACGCTGCGCAACCTCGTGGCAACGATGCCCGGCTCGGTTCTGATTTCCGACGGCGCGAGCGCAACTGGCACCGTGACCTTTGCGTCCAACCCGACTGCAACGACTACCGTGACCATTGGCGGCCAGCTTTTCAGCTTCTCGGTGACCAAGGCAACGACCATTTACCAGACGATGATTCAAGCGACCGCTGCCGCAACTCTTGCCGAGTTCGCCGCCGTGGTGAATCGCTCGCTGATTCAGCCTGGTATTGGCTACGTCAAGGCTTCGGTGAATGCCCTCGGCACCATCGTTACCCTGACTGCTGGTGACCCAGGCACCGCCGGCAATGCCGTGACCACGGTTGCTGCGTTGGGTGGTGTTGCTTCTGGCGTGACTTTGCTTGGTGGCGTAGCCGAAACCAAAGCTCGCGTGGAAGTCTCCACCGGCATTGGCACCGATTTGCTGTCCATCGCCAAGGTTCTGCGTCTGCACCCGTCCGCCAAAGCTGACGCTGACTTCTCGGAAGACTTTGTTGTGTTCCAGGCAGCCACCGCCGGTGCTTTGACGTTCGCCTACAAGGTGGACGCCGAGCGCGTGTACAACGTCGAGTTCACCGGCTACCCTGATTCGACTGGCCGCATCTTCTCGGTTGGCGACCCTCTCGCCTAAAGCAAACGGGGCCAGTCAGCAATGACTGGCCCCTTTTCCACATCAACCTAACCAACCCGCGCAACGCGCATTTTTCACAGGGAAAAGCATGAAGATTTTGAACATTGACGCTCTCGTTTCCAGCAGCCGCCAAATCAGCATGGCTGGCAAGACCTACACCGTTGAAGAGCCGAGCGTTCAGCAATTTATCGACAACCTCAAGGCTGCCGAGCAGCTTGAAAAAGAGAGCACCGGAGACAAGACACTTTCGGAATCGTTTGACACCGCCGTCAAGGTGCTGTCTCAAGCCATTCCGACGATGGAAGAAAGCGTGATCCGCGGACTGAAGCTGCCGGCAATGATGGCAGTGCTGCAGTTTGTTCGCGGTGAACTGGACCCAGACCTGATCGCTGCACCTGCGGAGGGCGCTGAAGAAAAAAAGCCGAGCTGATCGAGGAAATTGATCTAGGGTTCCTGGTGTGCAGGGTGATGCGGGTTTACGCGCATTCCTACCAAGACACCATGAAACTCCCGATGCCCGTGTTCTGGCACCTCTCTGGGACGGTTCCCAGACTGTTGGCAGGGGAGCGCAGGGACACCCTAGAGATCAACACCAGCGCAGCGCATAACCCAGAGCAGGCGGCCGAGTTGTACACCCGGTTGTCTGACCTGGCTCCCGAGCCGATCAAGCTAACCGGGAGAGCGCTGGCACAGGCCACCTCGGTCCGGGACGAAGCAGGATTCAGCGAACTCAAGAGCATGGCAGCGGGGTAGAGCAGACAGAGAAAAATAACAAGGACGCATCATGGCAGTAGCAGGAAACATCGTTATCGAAATGGCAATTGACGACAAAATGTCGGTCAGTGTCAAGCGGGCGGGTACTGTTCTGCAGGAGTTCCAGGGCGCCTTGAACAAGACGGCATCGTCCGTCAAGCACATGGAGGATGCCAGTGAGTCACTGAGCACCAAGTTCCGTCACATGGTGGTGATGCTGGGCAACTTGCGTTTCGTCGCGATGGACGTGAACGACATTTTCCTGCGTCTGCCGATGGCAATTATGAAGAGCGCCGGGGAGCTTGAGCGCACTCAGGCGCTGCTTGGCGGCCTATCAAAAGAATTCACCAAGGCCGCTCGCGATGCCGAGGCTGCCTCCAACTTCAAATACATCACCACGATGGCGCAGCAAGCGCCGTTCGCTATCGCTGCGCTGTCTGACGCCTTCGTGAAATTCAAGTCTGCCGGACTTGACCCCACTAACGGCTCAATGAAGGCGCTGGTGGATGGTGTCGCCAAGTTCGGCGGCAACGGCGAATCCCTACACCGCGCGTCCATTGCGATTCAGCAAATGGCCGGTAAAGGTGTGGTCTCGATGGAAGAGTTGCGTCAGCAGTTGGGTGAGGCAGTGCCGACGGCCATGAAGGATATGGCAACAGGTATGGGCATGAGCATGGCAGACCTGACAAAAGCGGTCTCCAAGGGCACGGTTGAGGCCACAGACGCCATCAACAAGATGCTGGTCATCATGGGGCAAAACAACGAAGGCGCCTCACAGAACATGATGAACACGTGGGTCGGGGTGCAGGAAATTCTCAAGACCCGCATGCAACTGGCCGCCAAGGACATTGCAGACGCTGGTTTCGGCGATGCCACCAAAAAGGTTGCACGTGAGATTTCCAATGCACTTGAGTCGATTGAGTTCCGGCAGTTTGCCGAGGGCACCGGCGCAGTGCTTGCCGACACGGTTGAAAGCATTTCCGCCATCGTCAAGGCATTGATCGAGTACGGGACTTACATCAAATACGCAGCAGAGGCTTGGTTTGCTTACAAGTTGGTAACCGTGGGAGTGATGCCCCTCACCACCCAACTCATCAGCCAGGTCAAGTCGATGAATGGCGAGTACAAGAACCAACAGGCAATCCTGGGTCAGACAGCAGCGGCTGCAAAAGCAGCCGCCATGACACAGACCAGCGCTGCGGTGGACACAGCACGGGTGCAAATGACCGCCTCTGCCGACACGATGACCGCGCTCAAGAAGGAACTGGCTGCGCACGAAGAGCGCCGGGTGATCATTCAGAGAAACTTTGCTGAGACCAACAAGACACTGCAGGAGTATCAACCAAAGGGTTCGTATGGCGGCCTGGACCGTACCGCGGTGCAGGAATACGCGCGCAACCTAGCAAAGCTCGATGCAGATAACGCAGCCACTATGCGTAGCATCCGAGGTCAGATCGAGACTGTCTCAGCCTCTCACGCAGAAGCCGCGCAGAACGTCATGAAGCACGGAACGCACCTGGATCAACTGGCGGGGCAGTCAAACCGGGCAAGTGCCGCAATGACCGCCATGTCCGCGGCAGGGCGCATGGCTGGGAATGCGTTCGACCTACTGGGTGGCTGGGCAACGGTGCTGAACGTAGCAATCGCAGCCGGCATCGCACTCTGGCACAACTGGGGGAACGCCGCATCGGACGCTGTAGCGCGTGCCCGGCGCGCCAAAGCAGGGCTGGCCGACGAAGAGGACGTGAAGGGTCTGCAGAACGACAAGTACAACCTCAACAGCAGGCTTCGCGCTGCCGAAGGGGAGCTTGAGGCTGACACCAACAACCGCTGGGTTGACAAGAAGGGCGCCGCCTACAAGAAGAAGCAAGAAGCAGTCGCGAGACTTGAGGCCGAAGGCCGCATGATTGACGAAAACCTGGCAAAAGCCAGGGCCAGCTCTACCCGGCAGATCGCCAGCG